AAGCCATCAGGCCTTGGGGTGTCTACAAACCTAGTCTGCACCATCAAGTTGTCAAGACTCACATCCTGACCTGAAAAATCTACTGTAGCTGCTACTGAATCAACATCGAGGAACACACTTCTAGTCAGACCTGTAGCAGGGTCAAGAGCCTCTGGGAAGGCTATGAAAGTACCACCTGCGGTAGCATCAGCACCTAACACTTGAGATAACCCTTGCTCAGTCCTCTTCTTAACATCAACTTGTAGGATTAAACTCTCTAATCTTATTAATGCTTCTCCTGTGGTATCCCCGTCTATGTCAAAGTAGACTGTTACTCTAATGTAGCGGAAGGGGTCAGTGATAAAAACCTGTGATACTTCCTGCTGTGCAGTCCACGTTGAATTATCTTCACTAAACTCTAGGAAAACCCTGACATCTACATCTACAGATGTCTCTAGCAAGTTTGTAGTTGTATCAACACTAACTGTATTATTAACTAGGAACAGATCAGTTGCAGCATCACCATCGAACATATCATAGACATTCTGGTAATAAGACTCGAACTCCCCAGACTCAGCCGTATACTGGGGAATCCATGGCCCCACGTTATCAATCTTATCCTGAATAGTTACAGTTCCTGCTGTTGTTCCAGATGCTGCTGCAGCCTCATCTATCCTGTCTTGCAAGCTCTTATCATCTGTACCACCTGGACTACTGCTTCTGACAGGGAAGTAACCCACTGAAGATCCGTCTAGCAGCCCTTGCTTACCATACTGATAAGTTCCTTCGGCTCCGAAATCAGTGTCATTGAAAAATGCTAGTGTGAAGTCAGTAGGATCAAAAACCCTAATAGAGTAGGCATCTGCATCTGCAACAGTAGAAGATTTATTACCACCTGCGTCTACAGTTATAACCTTGTAAGAGTATTGCCCACCCTCCCGTTGACTAATGTTTGCATAAGTCGCAGAGAAATTACCAATCTTGTCATAGACAACCCGTCCAGGCTTAAGCTCCCAAACTTCGTAACTGGCAACAGGGTAGATTATAGCTGTTGGTTCAACCCAATCAATTACAACAGTGTTATCAATAGGAACTGTGACGATGTTCTCAGCCGTATTAACGTCAGGTGCCGTAGGTTCTAGGACCAGTGCTAGCAGGCTGTAGTATGCAAATCTTGAAACACCATACACATAATACGTAGGCTCTGTACCCGCCTTTAAATAATCAACTAAGAGGCTGGTCTCAGTTGTTGTTGATATCAATTCAGCATCTGGTAGAGCATCTGGAACACCTAGAGAGTCAATTGTTAAGGGTGAGCTTCTAACCTCATACCTCGCCAAATCCTTAACATCGAAATCTGGAGTTGTTTCTAGTGCTTGCCAACGAATCCTAGTGCCATTTGCACCATCTACTTGCGCCCTTGCTACAACATTACCTGGAATGTAGAAAGGCACATCAACTTCTACAGAAACTGCAGAGCCTGTCAAGCCTCCACGATAGACTATCTGGAACCAGAACGTGTTAGTCCCCCTAGCCTGATCAATGAGTGTGAGGTTGGTGCTAAGTGTCTCATCAATAAGATCAGCAGATGCAAAATCTACCGAAGCACTTGGAGAACTACGCTTAACCACCACATAATCAATTGAGTATTGGTCTGAGTTTGTAAATGGCAATACCCAAGATAACGAGATTGATAAGTCTTTTTCAGATCCTATGATAGCACCTGTATCTATCACATCAGTCGCAGGCGTAGTTATCGCAAGAGATGGGCTAGTCTCTGCATACACACCGTAAACAGTTCTAGGAAAGACATAGACAGTTGTTGCAGTGTTTATGTATCCGATGTTTGCCTCAACATCGTTAGACCTTACAAGTAGTCCTACAGTGTTTCCAACATCCGTATCTGTGCGAACCTCAAAGTAATCTCTATCGGGATCATTAATTCTATCCCAACTAACAATAGTGCCCTCATTTCTATGTTCAAACGCAAGGCTCTCAGCGGTCACTGGGGGTGGTGGGAAGTCTAGTGGTACGATTACATTGACAGGTGTGTTATAAGCACTGTACAAGTCGTTACGGCTCCTTGAGCGCGCCCTTATACGATATGCAATACCACGTTCTACACCTTGCAGGATAAACAGGCTCTCACCGTAGGGTACAACACCTGCATACTCCCAACCCATCTGATCGTCATAATTCACACTGAGATCTTCTAAGTAGTCTGACTCCTCCGTAGATACAGACCTCACTTGTAGGTAGAAGCTATCCACAGGTGCTTGTAACTGTATATTGTAATCCAGTGACAAGTAGAGTTGTTGTTTAACGATGTTAATACCTGCCTCATCGTCAGGAGAAGATAGTGATGGAGGACTAGGAGGCTTAAGCTCTACCCTATTAGCGAGGTTTGATACGAAATTAGGTATTGGGTTGACACCAGGGTTTTCATCAATGTTAAAAACTTCATCGGAGTAGTTGACCATGGAAATTTCACAAGTTAACTCATCACCATAGTTAATACCCACTACGAGGCAATCCTGAGTCTCTTTACCCAAGTCACCATATATCAAGAAGTCACCTACTTGGAGACCCACTAAGTCACCTGAAGCTACATCATATCTTCCTAACCCCCTGTACACACCCTCCACTGGGTTTTCAGGAACTTCACCATCTGAGAATCTGAACTGTAATCCAAAAGTAGCACCAAGTGGCCCCCCTAAGGTTATAGCTGTGTTGTCAAATGTTAGGTTTGTATTATCAAAGTAGAAGGTTAGGGTTTGCATATCAATATCTTCATCAATCTTGAGATAGTCAGATCCTATTTCTGTGACTCGACCACTACCCTTACCAATATCAATAATATCGTGCTGCAGTCTGACAAGGCTTCCGCGACGGGCTACCAGACCCTCCACATCAGTATTGAATTTGTAACGCTCTCTCTGTAAGAATGTCTCATAGTAAGAAAGGCGGGCAAGTCTAAATGCCATATCACTATCAGGTACACCTTCAATGGTCGTAGCGTTGTACTTACCTGTCAACGATGACTCAGGTACAAGAGGGTCTAAGAAGGTTGCTTGATCTTGTTGATACTCTTTATCTTCGTTATCAAATTCAAAACGAATACCATCAACAACCTCGGGGTAAACACGAGAAGAGGTGAATGCCCAGCTATTCTTAGGACTGAATATCTGAACAGGGTATTGCTTTCGATCTTTAACAACTACACCGTATTTACTATCATCGAAGGAGAACTCTGCTCTCCCTGTAAAAGCAACCTTCTGCATCTCTTTCAGCAGTGTTGATTCACCGACCATTTCGTAGGATATTCTCCACTGATTAGCCGTGTCGTAAGTGTTTTCTGGGGGGGCTTCCGCACAAAGATCCCTCCACTCAAGGATAGACTCTAAGTTAACCCTATCATTAGCCATAGGAGCATCTTGTAATGGGCCTTGCAGTAACCACCTGTAATAATCGGCAGGGTTTTCTGAAGTTTGTAGAGACAGTGAGGGCCAATCTCTCCAATCGGCATTCCAATCAGACGGCACAACACCTGTAGCTTCTACGTTGAAATTCTTAAGCATACCTGACAACTGTTCTGTTGCTTTAACTTCCAAAGCTACGATAACAGGACGGAAGGTTCTCACTCCTTGTGCAGAACCCCCTTCATACCTTAAGTAAGGTTTTTCATAACCTAGAATCTTCTGAAACTGTTCTTCTGTCTGACTCCTGATAGTCTTAAACTTAGATAGGATAACCTTAGAGTTTAACGCAGCGTCATCCGGGGTTTCTTCCGGGAACATCTTCTTAGTCGTAGTTGATACAGTACCTGCATAATACCTTTGTGCTGCTGTTACTCCAAACTTATGGAGAGGTGTGTACCTCACACTCCCTCTAAGCTGACGTGAGCTATCACCATGCCTAGCGTATGCACATAGAGCGTCATTAGCATCCCATGTTCCAAAGCTGACTTCTTCATAGTTTAAGAGGTTGTTTCCTAGATCAACGTCGTAATCTTCTACCCTTCTCCAAGCTTTGCGATCCTGACCTGTCAGCCTGCTTGTGTCAATATGCAGTAAGTTCCCCTCTCGAACTACGATAGCTGAGGTGGGGAAGGTGTAGCTCCTTCTCAGTATAGACTCGACCCTATTTATGCCGTAACCTCTAGTTTTATCCCACGGGCTATTATCATTTCCTGTGCTTTTTCCCAATGATGTCGGTACACGATAAGATCCATCCTTCATTTTAATGATTGTATTTGCTTGAGGTCTGAGGTAGGCATCATTATCAAATAAGTCTGAATCAACATTTGTAGCACTGAGTTTAACAACTTTAATAAGAGTGCCAGAGGATATAGTTTTTGATCCAAACTCTGAACTATCAACCTGTGTTGTGATTGGTAATGTATAAGAATGCTCAATAGATATACTATAATGACTATCGTTCTTAGATAGCCCCGCAGGGTGTAGGAAGGAGATCTCTATCTTATCTGGAGCATTTTCCGAAGTCTTAGGATAGCCTATCACAGATGAACTGGTCTCAGTCTGAGAGGCACTGGACGGCCCTTCAAGGTCTATACCCGGTTGCTCTTCTATCACTGTGGAAGGCCACAAAGCCCTCACAGAGTCTTCATCAGTATTTTCATAGTGGTCTATATAAGCAATATTGTGTTCGTAGTCTTCTAAGGGGGTCTCACCAATTTTAAAGTTTCTAAGTTGTAATGGGCCATAACCTACGCAGAGTAGTAACTTAAACCACTCTTCTTCACCACGAGTCTCAGTGTAGGGTTCTGCAATATAGTCAGGTGCTATTAGACGCTTACCCATAACGGCTCTGAAAGGCTCATATTTACGAGCTTTATTGCCAATACCTCTAATAGATGCAAGACGATTAGGCTCGTTTATAGACGGCTCATCTACAGACGGCATAAATAGCTTATATCCGAGGTAAGTAGCCCCGAGAGTCACTGCAGTTGCCAACAGGTATGTTAGAAAAATGTTACCACTAATAGGATCACCGGGCACGATAGTAGCGGCTACATTATCATCCTTGAGGGGTTTGTAATTTAGATCGAAGATTTGTTCTGAGTTTACACTGTATGCAATTTTATCTATGTGATCTTTGGCTATGTGGTGGAGGGCTTCACCAATAGAAATACCCACTTCCACTTCATGGATAGTAGGTTTAGAAACTGGTGTTTTGGCAAAGACTAGTTTATAGGTATCTCTCCCGTCCTGTATCTGTGGATACTCTCTATTCGATTCTTCCATCTTAGTCCTGTAAACCTCTCTACTGAGCTACCAGCTTTCTCCATAGCATGAAGCATGTTCTTATCATCTATGGCAATGCCGATATGAATTGGGTGATCGCCCACTCTAATTAGTATTAAATCTCCCTGTTTTGATGTGGGGACTCTTTCAAAGTTTCTATAAGAGTGAGATTTCAGAAGTTTATCAGAGGAGTCCTTAATAGAGTCTATTGAGGTGTCTATTGACTGATAGCTTGGTAAGAATATCCCATATTCATCCCAATAGAATTTAATCACCAACCCCCAACAATCTAAACCTGTTTCTTCACTCCTACCTCCACGTACATAAGGAATCCCTATGTACTTTGAGAAGTCTGTCATATAGGCACACCTGACCAAAGTGCGGGAGCATCACGAGGGTTCATCACCGATGACGGACAAGGTTCCCCTAAGATTGGCTCTACAACTAAGTTAACAGTTACCTGAGTGGACTTAAAACCAAACTCATTAGCTTCTAGGCTGATAGGGCCGATCTCTCTTCTAGTAATAGTGCCAGTAGTATTGTAAGGGCTTATAACAACAGATACTGCAACCTTAGGCCTAGCATCAGTCTCACGAAGCCTCCTAATAACTGTACGATCACCACTATCAAAGTTGAGTGTTACTTGTGGTGTAGAGTCTGCATCATCATTACCAAGTGTTAACTTAAACGTAGCGGGCTGGTAGATGATGTCTCCAGACCCGTCATTAAATGTAACAGGTGTGTAGTCATCAACATACCTGTATGTGGTGTAAGTGGTATCCCCCGGATTTAGTATGCTCACGTCTAAGAGGTGTAAAAATACTTTGGTTGTCTCTTGCGCGTAGGCAGCGGGGAAGAAGTCTCCACCACTTAAGTTCTCTCTAAAAATACCGTTAACTAATGGCATAGTAGCTCCTTATGTTGGCATAATCTCTATGGCTAATGATACGTTCCATATAGCGCCATCAGAGCCGTAACCCACCACTTCATACTGAGGCTCAGCCGTAAACCTATACTCAGAGTCGATACCAGTTTCTGGGTTCTTTTTAATAAACCTTTCAGCTCCACCATCACAAGAATCATCATGGAATGTCACAAAGTCCTGTTTCTCTGTGTTAGTGAAGTGATACCTCTCTGTTATGTTTATAGGCGTTGCACGATATCTGTTACGCACTTTATCGAGACCCGCATCAACACTCGTGCGTAGTTTGCTGTTCTGCCTCTGCCTTGTGTAACCGTCTAAGAGAGGACTCTCCGGTACATCTGCGGGCCAATTTTGTGTTGCCATCTTATAACTCCTATTATCTTCTCTTAGGCTGCCTAGAGATACCATAATTCTGAGCCATAGCTCTATCAGTACCACCCTCAGACATCGCACCTGTAACCATATCTCTTACCAACACCTTGATAGACCTTATGCCCTCAGGTGACATAGATTCCTGAGTCTCTATTGGAGCGGATTGGCTACCCCTCATATCAACGATCTCTATGTTAACCTGTGAGCCGCCACCAGATCTTGAAGTTCCAGACTCATAAGGTATTGGTGCAACCAGTCCACCACCTGCCATACCTGTAGGAACTTCACCACTGTTTAGTGCGTTTAGGTTTGGTAAGCCTAACTTCCTAACGGCTGCAGCGTTAATGACGTACTCACCATTACTCAGCATTGCAGGTATGCTATCAGATGTTGGACCCCCCCTACCCGTTACAGGGCCACCAGCCGCCATTGCATTGTCAATAGACGCCATCTGAGCACCCATCTTCGCAGCAATGATAGCAACTGCAGGGATGGCTGCTAGTGGATTGGGTGCCGTTGCTATCGCCTTACCAATAGCCATACCTGTAGAGATGACCAACTGTGCTTTAGCTAAGGCCTGATACTCTTTAGTTTGCTCACGGCCAGCCGTTTTCATAACATCCATAACACCTGTTACTGTGTCATTAGCTGCCTTAGCACCTTCAGCTATCGCTGCAAAAACCTTCTGCTTCTTAGCTTCTTCGTTGAGATTCTCCAGGTGTTTTTTATACTCGTCTCTTTCAACTCCCCACATCTCTTTAAGTTTTTCAATACGGGTGAGGCGCTCCTGCTCTAGTCCATCTAATGTTAATTGCCCCGAGAAGTCAGACATCTCAACAGATTGCTTAGTCATTAATGCTTTACGGGCTTCGTACTCCGTTTTCAGAGCTTGGAGTTGTCCTGGCTCACCGGCTATAGCAGCATCATTCCCTAGTTGAGCGTACTCTGCATTCATGGCTTGGAATGTAGATCTTTGTCCTTCCATGAAAGCTGTTAAACGCTTTTGTGACTCTGCAAAAGAATCAGTCTTGCTTTGGGCTTCTACTTGACGAGCTATAAGCTCCCCGTAGGCTTGTGCAACTCGGGTACGGAAGTTCTCAGTACTCTCATCAATACCTTGTACAAGTTTGAGATCACCACCTATATTTTTAAGCTCGTTGTTGTTGAAGTCCGCAATAACTGAAGATGCTTCACGAACAGCATCCTGTATCTCAAACTGGGCAGACATATCCTCACCACCAAAGCGGATACTATTTAGGTTCTTATACTCTCTATTCAAATCTGAAATATTATTAGATAATGTTAAATAAGAACCTCCGAGAGCCTTATTCGCACCCTCTGCTTCTTCCAGCTTAGCTGTAAGATTAGCAACTATTCTTTCTAGGATTGCAGCCTTCTCTCCGAATTCCTCAGCTCTATCACCGCCTATCGCAGCTTCCAATGTGAAGAAGTCGAGCGCGTCCGATGCTTGGGATAATTGATCTTTTAATTTTTTAAGTTGAGTAGCCTCTTTGTCGTATTCTTCAGACAAGTTTCTAGTTAAGCCAAGCAGCCTCTCAAGTTTAGCAGCGTATATAACTGTATCATCTACCGCGTCTGTGACAGCAGCCCCTTGGAGTCTTATAGATTCTGTTAACTCTATAACTGTTATTTTAGCTGACTGAAGCTCCCTATAAGAATCAAGGTACTTTATTATACTTTCGTAGGAAAAAGACCCAAGACCTTCACCCCTGTCTATTAGGACTTGTAGAGAATCGGCTAAACTCTCAGGTGCATCACCAATATCCATAGAACCTTTAAGAACTTCCGAAAAGACACCAGCGTTATTCTCTATCTCAGAGAGGGATGTAGATGTTACCCTAGCCAACATACTCAGCTGGTCTCTCGTATACTGTGAAGACGTACTGTCTAACTGGTCTTCCAGATCCTTGAGAGTCTCTGGCATAAGTTTAAGCTTTTCATTTAAGTGTTCTAAGTCTCCACTAAATGAGAGTAAGCCTGGGTTAATTTTAGATAATTCTCTGGCTCTTTTTATGACCTCATCCAAAGATTCTGCATAGGCAACTATCTCAGGTGATGCTACCTTGGCACTCTCCCCTGAAGATAAAAACCCAGTAACAAGACCGCCTATTACGGGTGTTAATATGAGTGCTGCTATCTTTGCA